TTCACCGTTTCTTGTTCTTACGACTCTTACGCTCATAACTCCTCCTTTCAATTTCGTTTACTGCTTCCTTAATAATATCCTTAAGGATTTTATCTTCGGTTGTATTTTTTTGTTCTGCGATGGGTCTAACATGCCGCAGAAGTTCTTCACTATAAGATGCTGGGACCTCTACTGTCAAGAGATCAGTCTCACCATCGTAATTATTCGGTTTTAGATTTACATAAACATTCATAGTGTACCTCAAACAAAAAGAGACCCCAAGGGTCTCTTTAGTTGTATACTATATATCACCAATCATCTCCATAACTTTTACATGTTGCCATGTTTTCATCTGAAGACTTGCACCATTGCCTGACATAAGCATCTGCATCATTTGTCATATGAAAATGAGCATGGTTATGCAGCAGTCCGATCATGATCAACATTCCCACAGACAGGATATTAAAGTGTGTCGCTGGATGCATCAGCATCACCTTCAGGTAATGCAGAATCTTGGATTTCATAAACCTTCAGTTTCTGGTGGTCAGGAATGATTCTCCTCAATTCTACCACAAGCAATCCATTGTTGAAAGTGACTGTGCCGATCTCGACATCATCCGACAAGTTGAAACCTCTAGCGAAGGTACGAGTGGAAATACCTCTGTGCATGTATTCCTCTTCTCCTTTGGTCTTCGCTGCCTTAGACCTGATTAGGAGGACGTTACTCTCTGTAGAGACTTCAAACTCATCCTTCGACCAACCAGCAAGTGCTACTTCAATCCTCCATTTAACATTTGATTCCTGCACCAAGTTATATGGAGGATATGATTCATTAACACCACCCATTCCATATGAGTGGAGTCTGTAAAAAACGTCATCTAGTCCGACACCATATCTTTCTGCAGCGTCTACGATGGCACCAAGATCTTTCGTGGTGAACTTCTTAAGTCCAGTCATTTGTATGCTCCTTTTATAAGCGAGTTTTATTGTGTGAACCCCGAAGGCATTCAGGATTATTTAACAGTAGGATCCAGTAATATTTGAGTGTAGCATTCCGAACTAAGGTGTAAGGTTTACCAGACCTACATATAAATAGACAACAAATCAATGGGCAAAATGAAAAAATTCATTCCATTTGCAATGATTTTATTGACGGCGAGTGCAGCAAATGCTGGTGGACTTGTCACCAAACATGCAGCAAGTGTCCAACTGACTGTTGATGCTGCACGGGCAACCTCATCGAGAATCGGTTCCTCGTTTAGTATTTCAGGATCAAATATTGATACTACGGACGGCAATACTGCAAACACAGTCTCTGCTGGTACTATCAC